GAATAAGATGGGCACGAATATGACAGACATTCAAAATGCCTATCAAGGTTTTGCAAAGCAAAATTACACCATGCTTGATAATTTAAAACTCGGTTACGGTGGCACACAAGCTGAAATGAAACGACTGCTTGGCGATGCACAGAAACTTACCGGACAGAAGTATGATATTTCATCATTTGCCGATATTACACAGGCTATTCATGCAATCCAAACGCAAATGGACATAACGGGAACAACAGCCAAAGAGGCAAGCACGACAATAAGCGGATCGTGGGGGTCACTGAAAGCGGCGTTTGAAAATACTCTTGTCGGTTTGACAACAGGCGGAGAAATGTTTGATCAGAGTTTGGATGCACTGGTTGATTCGGCTAAGACGTTCGGGCAGAATGTTATACCGGCAATAACGGGTGCGTTAAGTGGCGTAGGTTCGTTAATTGAGAGTTTGGCTCCTGTAATTGTAGCAGAACTTCCGTCAATGGTATCCGATATACTTCCACACCTTGTTTCAGCCGCAAAGAGTTTGTTTACCGGTTTAATCAGCCAATTACCTGCATTGGGAAAGGCTGTTTTAGATGCAATACCATCAATTTTTGACGGTATGACAGATGTAATCGGTGAAAGTTCTGTAGGAAAATTAAAAGGGTCGTTTGAGGGACTGAAAAATACCATAACTGATACATTTTCAAACATTGGACCAATGCTTAAAAATTTCTGTGAGGGAGGTATATCAACATTCTGTGACGCATTATCTACGGCTATGGATTTAGCCAGTGGAGCTATATCGGTAATTGAGGCATTATCTCCGGTAATAGGAGCAGTTGCAGGGGCGATAATCACATACAAAGGTGCAGTTATGTTGTGGAATGCAGCTGAAACGGCTAAAAATGTTGTTATGGGTATTTCAACAGCCGCACAATGGGCGTTAAATGTAGCTATGACAGCAAATCCGATTGGTATTGTCATTGTGGCTATCGGTGCATTGGTAGGGGCGTTTATTGTATTGTGGAATAAATCCGAAGGATTCCGAAATTTTTGGATCAACCTATGGGAAAAAGTTAAAGCGATTGTTACAAGTGCATGGGAAGGAATAAAAGCCGGATTTGAAAAGATAAAAAACGGAATATCAGCAGTCAAAGAAAAAGTGTCGACAATGTGGAACGGAGTCAAAGAAAAAACGTCAGAATTATGGGGCGGTGTAAAAAATGCTGTATCGGAAAAACTGAACAACATAAAAAGTGCATATGACGCACACGGCGGTGGACTGAAAGGTGCTACATTTGCGGCAATAGAGGGTGTCAAGGAATACTACAGGACAGGCTATGACGCAATTAATCAATTAACAGGCGGTAAGCTTGGTGAGGTTGTCAATGCAGTCGGTGAGAAGATGGAAGTCGTAAAAAGTAAATTCAGCGAAGCGTTTGGAAATGTGAAAAACACCGTAATGACTATTTTTGAAAACATAAAAAACGGCATTGTTGAAAAGATTACGGCGGCAGTTGACACAGTTAAAAATGTGTTCACTAAAATTTCTGATACTGTATCATCTGTATGGGACAAAATAAAAAGCCTGCTGAAAGCACCAAAGATTGTGCAGACAGGAACTGTTACGGTGATGGGGGTTGATACACCTATTCCAAAATTCGGATTGGATTGGAACGCCAAGGGCGGTATTATGACACGTCCAACTGCATTTGGATTTGCAAACGGCAAGATTCAAATGGGTGGCGAAGCAGGGGCTGAGGCGATACTTCCACTTTCGGCATTTTGGCGAAATTTGCAGGCATACACCGAAAACAGTCAAAAGAAAAGTCAGGGAAACAATGATATTAATATAAACGTCACCATTAATGCAGAAAATGCGAACGAAGAAGAAATGGCGGCACGATTTATAAATATAGTTGTACCTGAAATAAAACGACAGTATGCAATTTTATAAAGGAGTGAGGGAAATTGTTAGATTTTTACCTAAGCGTAAATAACAGCGAGGAGGTAGTGCATATTCCTGTCACTCCTTCCTCTTTTTCTGTGACAAATTCACAGTCGACAGAAACATTTGAATCAGCCGGATATGGCTGGATTAAAATTATAGGAAATACCGAATTGCGAGGTATTTCGTGGGACGGAATATTCCCTGTCCATGACTATCCGTTCAGACGTGATGCATCAATGGACGGTCAAGAATACTACGAAAAATTAAAATCGTGGCAAAAACGAAAATTGCCTGTTCGTTTAGTGATTACATCAACCGGTTTTGCAAACATCAGCATAAATATGGCTGTAGCCATAGAAAAATTAGATTTTGATGTTGGCACAACAGGAGATTTGGATTATTCGATTGAATTGGGCGAAGTAGAGCTGTTAAATGATACGGAGGATACAAATATGGCACAGTTAGATGATTTGGCGGCAAGAATGGACGCAGTCGAAAAACGGCTGGATTCATTGGAAAATGAAAAAATCTATAACTATATGGATGATAATATGCCTGATTGGGCAAAACCTACGATCCAAAAATTAATGGATAGGGGTTATTTGAACGGCACCGGTGATAATGAACTGGGATTGACTATGGACATTATCAGAATGTGCGTGATGATAGATAATGCAAACGGTTTTGAGGGTTATACCGTTGACAGTTTTCCTGATTGGGCTGCACCAACGATTGAAAAAATCAATAAAAAGGGTTATTTGTCCGGTATTGATGATGACGATTTGGGACTGACAAAGAATATGATTCGCATATTAGTTATTTTAGACAAAGCCGGAGTATTTGGTGATTAAATATGGCAAGTGGACAGGATTTAGTTAAAATTGCACAGGCTGAAAGCGGCACAAAGGAAAACGGAACGAACAACGTCAAATATAATACATGGTTTTACGGACACGAAGTAGACGGAAGTAATTATCCGTGGTGTGCGGTATTTGTTTCGTGGTGTGCGGACAAAGCAGGCATTACAACAGACATAATGCCTAAAACGGCAAGTGCCGGTTATTTTGCACATTATGCGAATCAGGGACATGGTGAGGTTTTTACCAATAAAAATCCCGAAGCGGGTGATTTGTTTTTAATAAATTACAATGGTTCGGATTGGGCGAATCATGTAGGTATAGTTGCATCGTGTGACGGTTCTAATATCACAACGATTGAAGGCAATTCATCCGATATGGTTCGATCCAGAACGTTATCAATGTCCGGATTGACGTTTGTTCATTTTAATTTGGATAGCAGTAGCGGAATGACTGCTGCTTGGACGGCACGAGAAGTACCGAATATCGGCAGGGATTTAGCCACAAAAGCATATATGGCATATCAGTTATACACTGATAAATCATCAGGCGGATATAGCTATTTATGGGGCAGTAATTCGACAACTGCAAATGGTGGACTACGAAAATACAAAGAATTCTATTGTGTAGCAATGGGTTCATACTACGGTCCGGACGGAACATTTATCAAAGTGGAATTTGATGATGGTAAGACGATTTATTGCGTAAAGGCTGACGAAAAAAAAGACAGTGAAACAGACAGCAAACATATGTATCACGACTACCCGTTTGACCGTAATGTATTGGAATTCATTATTGACAGAACAGTTGTGCGAAATAATGATGAATTCACATCAGCATTAAATGCTGCCGGCATAAACCGTTCAGCACGAATCAAGGCAATATGGACATCGGACAGTGAGCCAACCTACGGCGGTGCAGGAAGCACAACGGCAGAAAATGAAAAAGAATATCATTTTATTGATACAAACGAGAAAATTTTCATACATCCGACAATATTCAAACAAACACCTATGCAGTGTGACCGCCATAATGGCGGTTTAACGGTGTTATGCAACGATATTGATATATCATCATATGTGGGCGATATATCGTGGCAAAATACCAAGGATACGCTTGCAACGCTGTTTAATTTCAGTGTACCAAAGGCAGGTGACATGAAGTATATCAATATGTACAAACCACAGGAGGGCGATATTATTCGTTATAGCGGCGGTACACAAGAAGATTTTAGGGGTGTAATTATCGAAGTTGATGACGGCGATAATTACGTTAATAAATATGTTGCCGGTGATGTGGGACAGTATCTGAACAAAACTAGTGATACATATCAATTCACTGCAATGCGTGCTGACGATTGCATTAAAAAAATATGCGGTGATTTATGTATTCCTATTGTGATGATACCGGAATTACCGTTATTGATTACACAAATTTATGTGGACAAGGCGGTATCAGATGTTATTGCTGACATACTGACACTGTGCGGTGGTGTACATAATTTTGATTTTGTTCCTGACGGCATCAGAATTTATAATTGTGCGGATATGGTTGTAAATCCACAATTCAGAATATCGTCAAACACCGAATTGAAAAATTCAATAAAGTATATCGGAAACGTTGAGCATAGAACCAGCATCGAGGACAGAAAAACAAGTGTAAAGGTTATTTCGGATACAGATGTTTTAACAACGCTGAAAGATGAAAATAGCATTGCACAATTCGGTTTTCTGCAAGAAGTTATCAAAGTCGGTGAAAATGAAGACGCAAAAGACGTGGCAAAAAACAAGTTGTCGGAGCTGAACACTACAAGCGAAACATATTCCGGTGAAATTATTGAAGAACTGAACAGCTATACCAGAGCTGGAAGTGTTATCGCTATCGGTGATGAAAAGTATTTGATAAATAGCAGTCAGCACAGTATAAAACAAGGTGTGCATTACAATAAATTAGATTTGGAGCGATTATGATATGAATAACGGATATACAGAATTGGCGAAAATGCTGAAAAATTTAAACAAGGGTGAAACCTATGGTCCTGTATTCGGCAGAATAACGCAATTACCGGAGTTAATCATAACACGCAGTAACAATATACAACTGACAAAAAATCACGTTGTAAGCATTGTAAATCTGTATGAACGTGATGCCGAAGGAAGATATATTCACAACGGCAAGAAAGTTGTCCTGTTACCGTATAACAACGATAACAGTTATATTGTGTTGGGGGTGATACAAGATGGCTGATTATGTTACGACAGAACCGGCATTTGATTTTGAACGTGGTGATTTTGTTATTATAAACGGTCGTCCGAAAATGGTTGTCGGTATGGATCGACTACGCAGTTGGATAGGCAAGGTACTACGAACGCAAAAAGGACGGTACAAGATATATAACGGAACATCATACGGAACGAGAATTAAAGATACATTTGTAGGTAAAACATTCACGCATGACTATATGCTATCTGAAATTCAGCGAGAAATTACTGAAAATTTAGAGAAAAACAAGGATATTGTCAGTGTGGACGGTTTTTCGGCAAAAGTAGACGGAACGCATTTAACAGTTGAATTTACTGTTACAACAGTGTACGGAACAACGGATTTGAAGGAGGCACTATAATGGCAGAAACAATAACATCTATAACGGAACGTCTTCTGGCAGAGGTGCCGGAACAATACGATACAACCGAAGGTACATACACATATGACATTGAAAAATCTGTTGCAGTCGAATTTGACAATGCATACGACCAATTAGAAACGGTACGAAAACAATCGCACGTTTCGACTGCCAGTGGCACATATTTAGAAAAATGCGTTGCACATTTTGGTTTGTATCGAAAATCGGCAACGTATGCAACAGGGAACATAACGGTCACAGGAACATCTGGTGCAGTGTTGCCTGTCGGTAGCAAAGTGGCAGCCGGAAATGTCATGTTTACGGTGAATGATACGGTGACAATAGGTGATGATGGAACTGCATCAGCACCGGTCATATGTGATACAGCCGGAACACAGGGGAATGTTTTAGCCGGCTATATTAATCGTTTTCCGGTTACAATCAGTGGATTGCTACGGGTTACGAACGAACACGCAACCACAGGTGGCAGCAATGACGAAACAGATACACAACTGCGTGAACGATATAATGAATATATATCCCGACCCGTCACAAGTGGTAACAAATATCAATATATATCGTGGGCAAAATCCGTTCCGGGAGTAGGTGACGCTAAGTGTATCCCGTTATGGAACGGACCGGGAACGGTCAAAGTTATCATTGTTGATACAGAAAATCAAATAGCTCCTGCGGAACTGGTGAAAAAAGTCAAAGAATACATTGACGATTTAAAACCGGTCGGAGCGGATTTGACAGTCGGTACAGCGGAAGAAATTGCAATCAATGTTTCGTGCAAAATCGAAATGACGGGAAATGTCACAGAGGATATCAAAAAAAATATATCTGAATATTTGACGGAAATTTCGTTTTCAAAGGGTTATGTATCCTATGCTAAAATAGGACAGGCTATTTTGAATACTGATGGTGTAATCGATTATACGAATTTGACAGTTAATCAATCTACAAATAATGTCCCGATAACTGAAACACAGATTGCAGTGTTGGGGGTGTTGAAAATTGACTAACATTGAAAATCTGTTGCCGAAATACTATAAAAATTCAAAATATATGCACGGATTATTACATCCATGTGATGTTGAATTTGATAGATTGTACGATAAATTGGATAGAACATTGAAAAATCTATTGGTTGATGACGCTGATGAAACAGGCATTCACGATTTTGAAACAGATTTTTTAATACCGTTGTCTGATGATACGTTGGAATTACGGCGTAGTAAAATCAAAACAAAATTTTTACATACGGCAACGACAACGTTTGAAAATCTGCAAAATATAGTTCGTGCATATGATAACGGTGCGAGTATCAGTGAAGATAATCCCAATTACAGAATAAAAATTCAAAGTTGCAAACCGTTATTACTGCAAGAAATTTTAAACAGTGTCAATGAAATCATTCCTGCACATATTGCTACCACTATTGAATTAGATGAGCAACAGTCGCAGGAACAAAAAACTGCTGTTGTCTGTATATGTGCAGTGTCAAAAACCTATGAAACTGTTGGATTTGATAATAATGTGGCTGATGATGGAATTATAAATTGTGCTAATTTTGAAAAATTCGCAGTGATTGACGGTTGTTCCGGTGAACAAATTCAAATGGCAAAATATCGTACATTTAAAGAAATGCAACAAATTGATTATGAAACTGCGAAAAATAAAACGTATGCAGAGCTATTGTACAAGGAGGAGTAAATATGGCAGAAGAAAAAAAGATTGAGGGTTTTTCAAATATAAAATTTACGGCATCCGGTTTACTGCTGGAAGCAAAATTGAAAACAGGTGTACCGCTGAAGATTACCCGTGCAGTTATCGGTACGGGGTATTTAGATGACGGTGAAGACGTGGCGAATTTAACGGCACTGAAATCTGAAATCGAATCGCATCAAACCGGAGTAACGTCATCATCAGCAACAGTTGATATTACAAATGTGTCTGTTGTGGCAGCCGGAATGACTAATCTGCGATTAAAAATAAAAAACGGCGATACACCGTTTTATCTGCGTGAAATCGGTATAATGGCACAGGACCCTGATCTGGGTGAAATTCTATATTTGTACACAAATTGCGGTAACGGTGCACAGGCATTCCCTGTGTTTGATGGTAGCAACCATGTGTACAGAACTATTGATTTTTTGAATATTATATCAAATGCGTCAGATATAAATGTGAATGTCACTCTAAACAACGAGGTTACACGTGATGATTTTGAAACACATAAAACCGCAACAGTGTTGGATCATCCGAACGGTTGTGTTACCACAGAAAAAATTGCTGATAGTTCAGTTACGGGTATAAAAATCAAAGATAGTGCGATAACATTGGCAAAATTAAATAATGATATTCACACAAAATTTGATGGATTGGAAAAAGCAATTCAACAAATCAATTCAACCAAAAAAATTGATTTGGAATATTCCATCAGTCAAGGATCAAGCGGTTATAATATCGTGGTAAAACCTAAAGTGAATTATATCGCAAGAAAAGAAGTATCAGGTACTGCAACATATCCTACACAATCAATAGATAAATGCTATATGTATATATGTTATGACTATGACAGTGACAGTATATCGCTAGTATGCGGTACAACTGTATCGGGCAGAGGACCACAACCACCGGACAATTATATTTTTCCTGCTGAAATTTCGTCAAGTTCAGACTGTGGCAATTTTGAATATCACAGATTAATTCAAAAAGATGATAACGGTGATATAGTAGCTGTAATGTGAGGTGATTGGCATGGCAACGACAACAGAAAAGGGATTTAAAATTCCGGGATATGCCGACAAGGCAGACGTTCCCGGAATGGTAAAAGACAATGTGGAAACAGCTGAACAACACCTCAAAGCCATTTCAAAATCAATGTCAGACATATCATCCAATATTAATTCATTAGACAGTACACTGCAAATAATGAATACACAATTAGGCAATATGTCAGATATGTTAGATGAATTAAATGGCGTGACGGAGGAAACATCATGACGATTTGCGAAAAATTCAAATTAATGATGGCATCATTTGCGGATATTAGGGCAGCTATCGCTGAAAAGGGTGGTACTGTTACCGGAGGATATGCCGATTATGCTAAAAATATCCGAAATTTATATTCTAATGATACATATGCACCCCAATATCAATATCCGACTGAAAAATCGCCAATTATGCAGTATTTAATCAATTTATATAACCGCATAACATTTTGTTATGCGGTCAAACAGGAAATACGGCAGGCAATTATAGACGGTGGTGTTGATGTTCCTGATGATACACCGTTTTCAGAATATGGTGATAAAATTCGTCAAATACAGCGTTTTGAGATTACGACAAGTAATTTGTATTTGGGCGAATATAAGACTGAATGCAGAGGGCAATTAACTGCACAGGGCGGAAGTCCACCGTACTCTTGGGAACAAACTTGGGGTTCCAATATTCCGGGTATCACAATGACATCAGACGGAACTATATCAGGAACACCAATGCAAACAGGCGGCTATAATTGGGGTGTTCAAGTGACCGATAGCAACGGAAAAACACTGTCCAAAGATATTTTAATCAGTGTCAGACCTAAAACGTTGAATTTCAAGCAGACTGGAGAACGTTCATTTTTATATGACGGTCAACCGCATACAATCACGGCAGAATGTATTAATGACAGTGATGTTGAATTTGAAATTTATTTCAACGATAACGGCAGTGATGTTTTGAGCATGACAAAATGCGGTTCAAACAGAGGATATGTACGAATTACATCGGCGGATAAGTCGTGTTACAGAATAGGTGAATGTGATTTGTATATGTCAATATCAGCAAATGCTGTTAATGTAACATCAGATAAAGTCCAATCGGTAAAATACGACGGACAGCCACATAGTTTCAATGTTGAATTGTCAAAACAATGTGACGTGAATGTGAAATATAAAACGTATTCTGCGAATGATGATACATTCAATGTGACCGAGGATGAATATACAACGGTTTCACCCACCGAGATTGGGAAATATCGTGTATATATATCGTCATCATCATACGGATATATCATTCGTGACACATATGCAGGATACAATAAATATTTCGGCATATTGAATATTACGGAGGGACAGTGAAATGAGCAGATATTTTAAATTTGTATGGGCTGGTATGTTCCTATGCCCTGCACCGATATATTGGGTGATGTTGGGATTGGTTATCATTATTTTTGCAATAGGATTAATTGCGAATAGAATGGTTGATGATCCGTATTGCGAAGCAGAACAACAGTATAAAATCACTGTCGGTTATATTATTGAAAACGGTAAATCAGTACCGTATAAAATATTTTATACGGACGAGCAAACCAACAAACGCACAGAAATTCCGTCTAAAAATGTGACAATTCAGCATATTAGCGATAGCATTTATGAAATTTATGTCCGTATCAAACGACAGGACGGTGACGGCTATGATTATGCCATAGCGAAATTGAAAAAAATTTCGGATACTGAGTATAGAACAGTCAAAGTTGAAGCCGGAAGGGAAGTGATATAATGCGTAAGGGCAGTACAATAGCGGCAGTTGTAAGTAGCATATTCCCGACAGTATTATTTATATTATTGGGTTTGAAAGCTAACTGCACCGCAGTGTATTTCATTGGTTGCATTGCATTTTCAATTATTGATTTTATCAATATGTCTGCTGTTTGTGCCTACAAAGAACGACAGTTGAAATATAAAAACAGTGAGGTGCGGAAGAAATGCAAAAAATCATAAATAGACTAAAAAAAATGGGGTTATCGGCTACACAGATAATATTTAATCTGGTTACATCGGGATTGATATGCTGTACTACGGTATCAGGACATAGTATGATGCCGACAGTGCATGACGGTGACAGGTTACTGTATAATCCGTTTTTCAAAAATGTTGAACGTGGTGATATTGTAGTTATTTCGCATGGCGGTGATATGTTGATTAAACGTGTTATTGCTATTGGCGGCGACCATTTGACGATTAGCACATATGGCAGTGTAGCGATAAATGGCATATGGCAGAACGAAACATACATAAATTCGCAAACATCAAGTGAAAGCATTGATATTATAATCCCTAATGGTGAATTATGGATTATGGGTGATAATCGTGGACATAGTACAGACAGTCGCCATTTTGGAACGGTGGAACTGGGTGACGTTTTGGGTGTAGTAATTTTGAAAAAACATAAAGATTTGGAGGATTAGATTATGGATAAGATTTTTGTTAAGATTAATTTGTTATGGGCGACAGTGTTGACGTTTTTAACGTCTGCGTTCGGAGCATACTGGTACATATTTGCGGCTTTTATGGTGCTGAATGTGGTTGACTTCTTCACCGGAGTTGAAAAGGCGAAATATTCAAACACAGAAAATAGCAATAAAGGTGCAAAAGGGGTTATAAAGAAATTAGGTTATTGGATTGTAATATTTATAGCCTTTTTCATGTCATACACTTTCAAAGATATAGGCAATATTATTGGTATTGATTTAGGAATATCCGCATTTATAGGTTGGTTTGTATTGGCTACATTTATAATCAATGAAATACGTTCAATAATTGAAAATCTGATAGAAATAGGCGTAGATGTTCCGAAGTTTTTAACAAAAGGCTTGGAAGTTGCAAGTAAAAAGCTTGATGATATGACAGATGAGGGGGATAAGAATGAGGACAATAAATGATGGTTCCCCAATCAAACAGTTCAATGGTATTGACATTGATACGTCAATACAGTCATCATCGGCAAACTATTACACATACAGTAGTCGTTTGGTGAAGTTTATTGTAATTCACTACACCGGAAACAAGAAGGACACCGCAAAAGCAAATGCAACATATTTTCATAATGGTTCACGAGGTGCATCGGCACATTTGTTTACTGATGATGATAGTTGTTATCAATCAGTCGCATTGAATAATGCCGCATGGGCGGTGGGCGGCACAAAGGTATATAAACATGCCGAATGCCGCAACATAAACAGCATATCCATTGAAATGTGTTGTAGTGGTAATTCTATTGTGTCAGAAAAAACAATCAACAATACCGCCTATTTATGTGCTGAATTGTGTAAATACATAGGCATTACAGCAGATACCGTTGATATATTTGTTTTGCGCCACTATGACGTGTGGGACAAACAGTGTCCGGCACAGTGGGCAACTGAGAACAGTGCCGGTTGGACGACATTCAAAGAAAAGGTTAAGGCGATTTTAAGAAATGAGGAGGGACTGACAATGGAACAGTACAATGAACTAAAATCATTAATAGAGAAACAGGCGGCGGCTCTTTCAGCGCTCCAAGCAGAGAATAAGGAATTGAAAGCCGTAGTGCAAAGTACAATGGTGTATGACTATAACGATGGCAACATGCCATCGTGGGCAAGAACGGCAGTACAAGCCGCGCAAGATTACGGCGCATTGGTCGGTGACGAGCAAGGGAGATTGGGACTATCTTATAAGGACCTACGAACAATTTGCAGGGAGTACAGATGTGGTATGTATGATAGATAGAATAAAAAAAGTGGCTTTTAGCCACTTTTTTATTAATCTTCAATTTCAAAGTTTATGAATCTTTCGATTTCGATTTCGTCATCATCGGTTACAACGATTTCATCATCAATAATTTCAGCGTTTAGGTTGTTGTTTCTGATTTGTTCAATTAGAAAATCTTTGTATAGTTCGATTGCTTCTGCTTCGCTTTCAGCAGTTACATAATCACCTGCGTAATTATCACGACTTGCTTCTACTACGTTACCGTTTTTGTACATTTCGTTTGTTACCTTAAATTTTTTCATTGTTTTGTCCTCCTAAAAATTATTATCTCTGTTTCTTTTTTTTGAGGTTTCCCTCATTTCTTGATTTTATTATACCACGAAAAAGTGTGGTTGTCAAGTTTTTTTTAAGAAAAAAATTGAAAAAAATCAAAAAAATATAAAAAGACACCAGAGGTTAATCCTCTGGTGTCTTTTCATCATATAGTTCTTCCAAAGTTACACCTAATATCTGTGCAAATTTGTATGCGGTTGAAATTTTACAGTCACCACGCTTTTCAATGTCTTCGATAGTTCGGCGATGTATGCCTGTCAATTCCGAAAACTTTGGAACGCTATAACCTTTTTGTAGCCGTATGGCTTTTAAATTTAACATATAATCCACCTCTAAAAAAATGATTTTACAAGGTAGTACAAAAAGAAACATAGTCCTAAAATATAAAATACTTTTAGGGCAATTTTTAAATATAATTTTTTCATATTGCACTATTGAAAGACTTGTGATATAATTAAATCAGAGAGGGGGAAAACCCCCATCTCTATGTAATAATGTCGATCAGAATTTTCAACCAGCCAACAATGGAAATCAATCTGATCAAGAGCTTTTCGACTACCGTAAGGAGTTTGAAAAGCTTTTTTATTTTTTCGTCTTCGTCTTTCAACGGACCTCACCTCACTTTCTATATTTATTATACCACGAAAAAGTGTGGTTGTCAAGTGTTTTTGAGAAAAAAATTAAAAAAATAGCTGATTTTATCAGCTATTTTAGTTGGGGCAATATTCTATTTCGGCATTTACAGGAGTGGGCCGTCCGACAGAAGTTGAGGGTCTTGCGACTTTTGATAAAAAAGTTATACTTTTCGGTTCGGAAGGTAATGCAAAAGTGTTTGAGTCGAAGTATAAGGAGGACGCTTTTGACCCGCAGCTTTGGAGAAAAACAAATATGCCGCATGCAGTGGTAGAGGTGGCGGACTGCAAAATGGCAGGTAAAAATACAAAGGATATAACGGTGAAACAATGCGTATATACTGTTGGGAAAAGGTACAATGGAACCTGTGGTATAAATTTGAAGAACGGTTTAAACGAAAAATTTAAACCGTTTTTTATTTTGTGGAATATATTGACAACTGTTGTCGAAAATGATATAATATTTTTAATTATTATTATATAATTTTGTATATCTGTAATAAAAACTTAAATCTGTTAAGCGAAAGGATGAGGGGAATGAATTCAAGGAACAAATTAATTGCTGTTTGCGTTATATGTGCGGCAGTTGCAGTGCTGTCTGTCGGCGGAGTTGTTTTTGCATATCAAAAGTATGCGTCAACATTCAATAATGCAAGCAACGGAAATGTAAGTTTAAACAGCATTAATGAAGGTATGTCATATACAATTTTAGATGACGGTACGAATGTTTATGAAAATCCCGATAAAGGTTCGGCAGTGCTTATGCAGACAAAAGCAAATGAAACGGTAAGCTTTTTGGCACTTGCGCATGGCGGTTTTTATAAGATAAGAGTAAACGGCGTGGACGGATATGTGTTGTGTGACAAGGTTGTCGATACAACTCTTGCAACACCGGCACCGACAGAAAATCCGACAACGGTTATGTACATTGTAAATGTGAATGAAAGCGTAACATTGAGGAAAACTCCGGACCAAAACGGTGAACAGATTACCACAATTCCGCTTGGCACGCAGGTTGAATTTGTAAAAAAGGAAAATGATGATTTTTCAAAAATTAAGTATGGCGGACAAGAAGGCTTTGTAATGACAAAGTATCTTACGGAAGACGCGAATATTGCAATTCAACAGGCAGGTAATAAAAATGCCAAACCTGCTGAACCGGTGCAACATGCGACAGGCTCGTCCGATGTATCGGTTAAATTTACAATGTATGTTTTTAATGTACAGAACTCAATATATTTAAGAAAGTATGCGGAAGAAAATTCGGAAAATATCTGTACAATCCCTTGGGGTGAACCTGTCGGATATATTGAGGATGTTACAAACGGTTTCTACAAAATAAAATACAAGGGGCAAATCGGTTATGCCAAAGCGGAATATTTGACATCAACGGATCCTCATGTCTACACAGGCGGAAATCCGATTTATCATATTTCAGGAGTGCAAAATTCGGTGTATTTAAGAAAAACACCGTCAGAGCCGGCGGAATACATTTGTGAAATTCCTGTCGGAGCGGCAGTTGAATATCTCGGCTCGTACAACGGATATGATAAGGTTAATTATAACGGTATGGTCGGATATGTGACAAGTGCATACGTCAGATAGGGGGATAATGATATGAACAGAGAAGATTATAATTTTGATCCAATGACCGGTGAAAAAATTATTAAAGATGACTATAACTTTGATCCAATGACCGGCGAAAAAATTATTAAAGATGACTATAACTTTGATCCAATGACCGGTGAAAAAATTGTAAAAACCAATGAACAATCTCAACAATTTAATTCTGAGGGGTATCAACCAAACAATAAAATCGCTATTATTGTAATTGTGGTTGTAACGGTTATATTTTTGGCGGTTGCGTCAGGCTTTGCGGGATACTTTTTGGTAAGCGGACACAATCAAGGACAAAAACCTGCCAATCCGATTTTGACGTCGGAGGCGATAAAGTGGTCGGCGGTAAAGCTGAATGACGGTGAAATACCAAATACATATGAAAATAATATGCCGTCGGCTGAGATAAAAGGCGTCGGAACGAAATCAAGCATAATCAATAAATTGAGAGAAAATACAGATAAAAGTCTTGGTTCACTTCAGGTTTCAGAGATTGACGGCGGTGTAAAGTATTATACTCTCGAAGATCAAGTTCTGAGAATAGATATTCCGTCAGGTGTAAACGGTTTTAAGTATAATCGAATTTATTATTTTAATAATGATGTATTGTATTTTGGACTTGTTTATTCGGCGGCAAATCAAAACAATTTGTATTTTTATCAAGGCGAAATGTACAGATATATAAATGAAAAGGGTGAAATGAAACAAAATGAGTTTAAAGATGATGTCTTTAAAACTTTAGGAAATTTTGCTCTTAACGAGGCATATTCTTTTTATGATTATAAGACAGGTGTAAAGAACGACAGAAGATAAAATGTGAAACAGGTAAGTCTATTTTAAATAAGGCTTACCTGTATATTTTTTTATTAAAGCAGTAGAAAATCTTATGAATTTCTGATATAATTATTATAAAAGAATATGATATTAATGCGTTTAAAGGAGGGATAAATATGAAAAATTATAGGAAAGTAATATCGGTAATTGCGGTGTTGATAGGTTTGTTTGTCATGTCGGTGAGTGTTTCAGCGGCAGACTTGGCAATTATTGTAGTGGATGGCAAAGCAGTTGTCGGAAACGGTACATCGGGCGTTGCGATTGTGGCATCGTATGACGAGGACGGAAAACTTACAAAGGTTGTGAAAGAGTATGTGATGGAAAGCAGCAGTACGGTGCTTAATGTAAAAAACGGCGACAAGGTTATGTATTGGGACGGATTAGAAACAATGAACCCGCTTTCAGATGCCGTTACGGTAACAGATGTCATTTCGGACGAAGATAAAGAAACCATATATGAGGCGGCGGTCGATAAAGCACTTCGTGAGGCTCTCGGTAAAAATAAGGGCAAGGATATGACGGAACTTCAAAAAGCATTGGCACTTCACGACTGGCTTGTGATGAATTGTCAGTATGATGTGACGGTATCAAGACCGAATGCACACACTGCGTACGGGGCGATTGTAGAGGGTTATGCCGTTTGCGACGGTTATGCTAATGCATATAACGACCTACTTGGCAGAGTCGGAGTGACGGCAACGTATGTGTTGGGAAGAAAACCGGTGCATTTGGGTGAGGATCCGCAACTTCATGCTTGGAACTGCGTTACAATCGGCGGAAAAAAATATCATGTTGATGTTACGGCAGATGACCCTGTTCCCGATATGCTGGGCACAGTGAGTCGTGGGTACTTTTTAGTAAGTGATACTGTATTGAACAGATCAGGATATGGAGATTATGCTACGCATTGTACGGATACGACTTATGAAGAATATGATATGTTTACCGGTTTTTATATGCAATTTATATGGAATGATGATATTCAGAAATTCTACTATATTGATATGGACAAAGTGAAAACTACTTCTGATTTTACAGAAACACTTACACCTTCATCAGAAGAAAACGGAGCGAAACCGACAAGCTATATTATAACTGAGGACAGCAAATATATTTGTTTCTTTAGACCGAGCTTTGTAACGAGTCAATCCACAGTGTATCTTTATAGCTTTGAAACCGATAAATATTATACATATGCAATCAAGAATATTAAAGATGTTGTTTTCTGCCGAATAAGACAAAAAGGAAATAATATTGAGGTTGTAAGAGATTATTATAAAAACAATATGCCTTATATAGTGAATGTGGTGAAGACTATTCCGCTTCCGAATGATATAAGGGAACGCAATGTTACATTTGACCCTAATTATAGTGGCGGAAATACAACAAGTAGCAAATATATCAGTAATTATTGGACAGATGGCGACGGCTC